ATTTACTTGGCGACATTCAAGACGTGCGCGAACGTGTTCGTGGCGGCTTCTATGCTGACTTGTTTTTGATGCTGGCCAACGCAACCGACACTCGCATGACAGCGACCGAAGTTGCTGAACGCCATGAAGAAAAGCTGTTGATGCTTGGGCCGGTGATGGAGCGCTTGCACAATGAGTTGCTCGATCCGCTGATCGACATGACATTCCAACGCATGCTGGAAGCCGGCGCTATCCCGCCACCTCCACAAGAGTTGCAAGGCATGGAGTTAAGTGTTGAGTTTGTATCAATGCTTGCCCAAGCTCAACGTGCAATTGGCACAAACAGTGTTGACCGTTATGTGGCCAACCTTGGATCCGTGGCCAGTTTTAAACCTGAAGTGTTGGACAAATTTGACGCTGACAAGTGGGCTGATGCATATGCCGACATGCTTGGCGTTGATCCCAACCTCATTGTTGGCAGCGACCAGGTGGCAGTTGTACGCCAGGCCCGGGCCAAGATGGATGCCCAGCGCGCCCAGATGGAGCAAGTTAAACAGATGTCTGAAATTGGCCGCAACCTTGGCACAGTGGAAACTGGTGCTGGTACAAACGCCGGCATGGACATCATGAATCAATTTAGTGGCTATGGATCTCCATCGCCATCACAAGTTTAAGGAGCAATTAAATGGCAACAGCAAATAAAAGCACACTGCTATACGGCAATATGGGTGATGATAAATCTGACTCTGGAGCGGCAACTCAATTTATTGAAAAGCTGCTTATGGCTGTTCATACCATACATCAGGCTCACCTTATGGTTACTGGCCCCGGAAGCTTTGCTGCTCATGAAGCCCTTGGTGAAACATACAGCGCATTGGACAACGGCCTAGATGAATTGGCTGAAAGTTATATGGGTTGTAAGTACACCGGCCTTGAGTTTAAGGGCGTTGACGTCAGCACTTACGGCGCTGAAGTCCGCAAGATCTATGACTACGTTGAAGCTAACCGCGCAATGATGGGCACAGAATCACACATTCAAAACAAGGTAGACGAAATTCTGGAAGGTCTATCACGTTCGCTATTTAAACTTGACCGCTTGGCATAAGGAGAAAAAATGTCGATGATAAACATGAAGCAACAACCCAAGCGTGAAGAGATGGCTGGGGCAATTGAATCTGATGAGCCTCGCTATCCATACGGATTGTGCATTAGCCTGGGCAAAGAAGAGCTTACAAAGCTAGGCATTACATCCTTGCCAAAGGTTGGTAGTGAGATGCTGATCCATGCTAAATCTGTTGTGAAAAGTACCAGCGCATACGACACTCAAGGCGAAGGCCAGGACATGCGCGTTGAATTGCAGATCACAGATATGGGTATTGGACAGACTGAAAACGCAACAAATGACAACAGAGCTTCAATGCTTTACGGCAATCAAAGTGAGTCTTAACCTAAATGTGGCCGCATGATGGTGCCCGTATCCACATGTGCTATGGATAGATTGACGACATGAGTAATTATGACCCTCTAGATCTTCGCGGCCAGGAAAAGACCGAGGCTGATAAAAAGCTTCGTGAAAGACTTGTTCGCGAAAACGAAGAGGTGGATCTCAAGTGGCTCATGGGTAGTAAGCGGGGGCGTCGGATTATCTGGCGTCTTCTGGATCAGGCGGGTGTGTTCCGGCTGTCGTTCAATACTAACGCGATGTCTATGGCATTCGCTGAAGGTAACAGGAACTTTGGCAATCGCACGCTTTCACTGATTCACACGCACTGCTCGGAGCTTTACCCGCAAATGGTTAAGGAGAATTCAAATGGAAACGCAGATGACTGATACAGCCGCAACAACCAACGAAGGCGCTCAAACATCGCAACACTCCAATGGGAGCCAAGTGACGGCAGACGCTCTCTATGGAGATCAGCAGCAAGCATCTCAAGGACAAGATCAGCAAGCCGCGGAGTCGGCCAATACTGACAACCCTGAAGCCAATAAGGATGGTGAAGCACAGGCTGAAAAGCCTCAAGGCGCACCTGAAAAGTACGAATTTACTGCCCCTGAAGGCAAGCAATTCGACGCCGAGATCATTGGAAAATACTCGGAAATTGCTAAAGAGTTGAACTTGACTCAAGATGCCGCGCAAAAACTGGTGGAGTCGATGGGGCCGAAAATAGCGGAACGTCAACTTGCCCAGGTGGAGGCCATTCGTAATGAGTGGGCGCAACAATCACAAGTGGACAAAGAATTCGGTGGCGATAAGCTAAACGAAAACATGGCCGTTGCGAAGAAAGCGCTTGATTCATTCGGTACGCCCGAGCTACGCACGTTGCTTGTACAGTCTGGTCTGGGCAATAATCCCGAAGTAATTCGGTTTATGTACAGAGCAGGCAAGGCAATTAGTGAGGATACTTTTGTAGGAAGTTCAGCCGGTGCTGGTGGGAAACCAACAGGGCCACAAGACTTCAACGCAAAGGCAGCCGCACTTTACACAAATCAGCAATCTTAATAGGAGCTAAATCATGGCAACTCTTGCAACCTCAAACCTTACCCTGGCCGATTGGGCCAAACGAACTGATCCGGATGGTCGTATTCCAATCATTGCGGAACTACTTTCTCAATCAAACGAAGTCCTCGAAGACTGCGTATTCAAAGAAGGCAACTTGCCTACTGGCGAACGCGTTGTTATTCGTACCGGTCTACCTGGCGTCTACTGGCGTGCATTGAACCAAGGTATTCCATCAACCAAATCGACAACTGCACAAGTTGACGAAGCGGCTGGTATCTTGGAAGCACGTTCTGAAGTCGATAAAGACTTGGCGATGTTGAACGGTAACACCGCTCAATTCCGTTTGTCTGAAGACAGCGCTTTCTTGGAAGCAATGAACCAGACTCAAGCAACAACTTTGTTCTACGGCAATCCTGGTACAGATCCAAAGCAATACCTCGGTATGGCTCCACGTTATTCAAGCTTGTCTGCTGCTAACGCACAGAACATCTTGTCTGCTGGCGGATCCGGTTCTGACAATACCTCTGTGTTTCTCGTAGTTTGGGGCGACAACACTGTGTATTGCCATTTCCCTAAAGGCTCTAAAGCTGGCTTGATCCACGAAGATTTGGGTGAGCAAACTGTGTACAACAGCGACGGTACTCGTCTGCAAGCGTACGCAACTCGCTACCAGTGGAAAAATGGTTTGGTAGTTAAAGATTGGCGCTACGTTGTTCGCATCTGCAACATCGACGTGTCAGACTTAATCGGTCAAACTGGTACTCAAGCTGCTTCTGCTGCGACTAACATCGTTAAGCTGATGGCACGTTCTTTGTATCGTATTCCTAACATGGCAATGGGTCGTGCAGCGTTCTACATGAACCGTACTGTTCACTCTGGCTTGAGCATCGCTGCTCTTGACAAGTCACAATACGTTCTGAAGATCAATGAAGGCTTAAGCCAATTTGGCACACCATATAGCTGGTTGTCATTCCTGGGCGTTCCGCTTCGTCGTGTTGATGCCATCATCAATGCTGAAGCTGTAGTGTCCTAATCAACCCATTAACTGAAAGGAATAAATCATGATTACCGATAAACTTCTACGCGTATCAACAGACCAGGCATTGACTACCACTGCCGTGTCTACCGATACCATCGACTTGTCTATTGCCCGCGACATGGGCGAAGGTGACGATCTCTATGTGAACTTTGCAGTGACCACAGCTTTGACTGGCGGTACTTCTGTTAAGTTTGAAGTGATTGGTGCTACTAACGCTGCTCTGTCATCTGGTGTTGTTGTTCTTGGCTCTTCTGATGCAGTTGTTACTGCTTCATTTGTTGCTGGTTACAACACAGCAGTTCGTATTAACCCACAGATTGCATCTACTGGACAACGCTATCTTGGCGCACGCTACACAATTTCCGGCACTTACAGTGCTGGCGCTGTGACAGCAGACGTCGTAACCGACATCCAAGACGGCAAGAAGTTCTACGCTTCTGGCTTTACTGTGGTCTAACAAGGGAGATAACACATGGCTCAAGTTCGCGCAAAAACAATCTGTTTCGTTGACAATGGCATGCGTCAAGCAGGCGATGTCTTCGAATACGATGGCCCCAAAAACACAAACCTGGAATACCTTAAAGGCGCTCCGGTTGAGACTGATGAGGTCGAGCAAGACGCGGCTGAAGGTTCCACTAAAAAGTGGTCGCCCAAAGCCAAGCGTGCAAGCGCGGAATAAGGCTCTGTGTAATCCGACTTGTCGGGTACTGTAGTCATAGGGGCCGCTGGGAAACCACGGCCCCTTTTTCTCATATAGGAGGCCACGATGGCATCAGAAGTCGATATTTGTAACTTGGCGCTTGGACATCTGGGCGACAACGCCACCGTGTCAAGCATTTCGCCGCCCGAAGGTTCTGCCCAGGCAGAGCATTGTGCGCGGTTCTATCCTATTGCTAGGGACGCTTTGCTTGAAATGCACAACTGGAATTTCAGCATGCGCCGCGTTAACCTGGCTGAAATCACAAACAGTTGGCCAGAGTGGCAGCATGCATACGTTTTGCCTGGCGACTCAATCAACATCATTGCTGTGATGCCGCCTGAAGCAAACGACGACTATGCAAGCCGATTTGTGCCTACCGATACACCAGATTTTGCTCACAATTACAGCCCTGTAATTGCTGCCGGTCGTTATTCTCCGCAGCCATTTAGCGTTGAGATTACCAGCGATGGCAACCACGTTTTGTACACAAACCAAGA